GGGGGCGCCCCCCCCGCCGGTGAGCACGATCGAGAAACTGCTCGACGAGCTGCGCGATGCGCTTCCGCTCTCGCGCGAATTCAGGCTCGCCGACATCGAGAAGACTTACGGCTCGGGCTTCGCGCGCGTGCTGCGGCAGAAACTGGACGCTGAGGAGAAGAAGCGATGAAGCGCCCAGCCCGGCAGAAAGTTCCTTTTAAAGCGCGCGGCTGCCCGTGGCGTTTCTACAACGCCTGCGCAGGCATTGATGAAACGCTGACCGTGTACGACGGGGACATCGCAGCCGGTCAGGCGAGCGATCTTTCCGGCCGCGCGCGCCGCGCCCTCGCCAATCACATGATCGCGCTGTGGACCGCCTTCCGCGAGGAAAGCGGGCGATGAAGCCGCGCGAAAGAGAGAAGCTGCGCTGTAGAGCAGAAGGGCACGCTCTGTGACCTTTGAGGAATTCGCGCAAGTCTGTCGCAACAAGTTCGGCGCCGCGGCGCGCGAGCTTTCCGACGTGGCTTTGCGTGAAGGGGTCTCCGAACGGGACAATGCCGCCGCCAAGATTGCGCTGCTGATCGATCTGGCAGCGCTCCTTTGGGTCAATCAGCGGTGCGAGAAGCAGGCCTTCGTCGATATCTGCGCCGAAGCCTTCGACGATGCGGAAGTTGATATTGCCGGGGTCTCCAAATGCCAGTGAAAGCACCCAAGCCAGGCCGGATCGCCTGCGAAGTGCCGTTCTGCCGGCGCACCGCGCCGGCCACGAAGCATGAGCCGGGTACTCGCATCATCTGCGGCAAGCACGCACGGCTGGCCGATCAAAAATATCGTCGGCTGTACCGACGCGGCGTGCGGCAAGGCCGGCCTGCTGTTGCGAATTATGCCTGGGAGAAAATCCGCAAGCAGGCGATCGAGCGCAGCGCGGGTGTGACCGCATGAGCAAGCGCGGCCGGCGGCGCATGGTGATCGACTTCGATCGGCTGCTGCTCGCCGACGCCAGGCTCGCCGCCAGCGACACGCTCTGGCGCGCGCAGGGCTATCAGCGATCGAGCGCGCGGCTCTGGCTCTGCCGCGACCGCACCTACACCGCGCGCATCGTCTGGCGCAATCGCGTTCAACTCGTTTCCACCGTCACCTATACCGTGCAGGGTCTGGTGCTGGCATGAACCTCCCCGGCATCCTGGCGGAGATCGCGCAGCTCGTCGGCGAGCCGGCGGCGGTCAATATCGCCGCGCGCGTCGGCGGCTCGCGCGTCTACATCCCGGCGACGGTGGCGGACGATCACTGGCTGGTGGAGTGCGTCGGCCGCGCCAAGGCCGAGCAGATCTGCCGGCATTTTGCGGTGGACGGCGGCGGCCAGGAGATCGACGTCCCCATCGCCGGCGGCGGCGCCTATGCCCAGTTGCGCCGTGCCGTCGCCAGGCGCATCCACGAACTCGACCTGGCGAAAAAGTCCGAGCGCGAAATCGCCAAGGACGTGCGTGTCACCGGACGCACCGTGCGCCGGCATCGGCGCGCCCACCGCGGTGGCGGCAAGGGCGACAAGCAGGGCAGACTTTTCTAGGAGCGGTGAAATGCGATTCGAGGTCGTGAGTGTCTCATTGGGAAAGACGAGTGTGTGGGAGCTCGATGCGCTGACCTTTCGCCACGCCTCGGCCGAGGCGGCGCGGAAGCTCCGGCCTGTTGGCGGCCGCATTCAATCGATCCGCGTCCTCGGCCGCACGTCACAGGTCACCACCGACGAAATGATGGACTGCTACCAATTCGGTAAGCGGTAGCTCGCCACGCCCCGGACAGCTGTCCGGGTTATATCGGGACAATTCGGGATTTAGCTTTCGCTCGTGCGTCGGGGGATGCGCGAGGGGGAATGTTTCACGGCAAACGGCTGCTGGCGATCGTTGTGATCGCAGCGCTTTTGACGCTCGCGCCGGGCGGCGCGTTTTCGCGCGACATGCTGCGCCTTCCCATCGCCGACGCTTTCATCTTCTGGACCTGGGCGCTGATCGACGGGCTCGCGGCCTTTGGTACCTTCGTGCTGATCTATGTCGAGACCAAGCAGGAGGAGGTGCCCGGCGTCTCGCAAACCAACACCCTCGGCATCGCCATCCTCTGCGGTATCGCATGGCCGCTGATGCTGCTCGGCTTTCTGTTGCGCGCCCTGCGCCCGCAGCGGCGCGCTGACGTCGGGGCGCGCCGGCGATGAGGGAAGACTTCGGCAAAGCGCTCGACCGTGTCCTCGTCTACGAAGGCGGCTACAGCAATCATCCGCGCGACCCGGGCGGCGAAACCAACAAGGGCATCATCAAGCGGGTGTACGACGGCTACCGCAGATCCAAGGGGCTTGAGCCGCGCAGCGTGCGCAAGATCACCGACGAGGAGCTGCGGGAGATTTACCGCACGCAGTATTGGGACGCCATCCAGGGCGACCGGCTGCCGGCGGGCGTCGATCTCGCCGTCTTCGACGGCGCGGTCAATTCCGGCCCCGGTCAATCGGCCAAATGGCTGCAGCGCGCGCTGCAGGCGGCCGGGCTCTATCACGGCGATATCGACGGGCACCTGGGCGAAGGCACGCTCGGCGCGATCGAGCAGCACCCCGACCACGACGCGCTGATCGCCGACATGCTGGCGCGCCGGCTCGGCATGTTGCAGAACCTCTCGACCTTCGATGCTTTCGGCAAAGGCTGGACCGCGCGCGTCGTTAGCGTCAAGGACATCGGCCAGGCCTGGGCGTCCGGCTCCGTCGGCCCGGCGCCCGTGCCCGTGCATGAGCAACTCGGCGACGCCAAGGCCTATGCCGGCGATATCGTCGCGGCGCCGGTCGCGCCGGAGGTTGGCACCGCCGCGGCGGGCGGCGGCGGCGGGGCGGCAGCCATCATTCAAGGCGCGACCGACACGCTGAAGCCGTTGATCGGCGCCTCGCCCTGGGCGCGCAACGTCTACTTGTTGCTGGTCACCATCGCCGCGCTGATCGCGGTCGCTGGCGTCGGCTACGCGCTGTGGGCCGCCTACAAGAACCGCAAGGCGAAAGCCGCGATCGACGGCGGCATCGTCGCCAGCTTCCATGATGCGGAATACGTCCCCGCCGCGCGCAAGCCGCGGCGGTCGCCGCCGCCGTCGAGGAATCACTAGATGGGCGGCATCGTCGCCTGGTTCGCTACCTCCAAAGTCGGCCGCGCCATCGCCGCCGGCGCAGCGATCGCTTTGGCGATCGGCATCGCCGTGCTGAAAATCTTCAGCGCCGGCCGGGACGCCGAGCGCGCGCAGCAGGACCGGCAGTCGCTGCAAAACCTCAGGACAAGGCAGGAAACCAATGCGGAGATCGATGGTCTTGGCGGCGCTGATCTTGATCGGCGTGTGGACCGCTGGGTGCGCGACGATACGCAGTAACGCCTGCGATGGCTTCGCGCCGATCGTGCTGACGCACGAGGACGCGCTGGCGATGGACCCGGGGACGAAAAGGCAGATCGTCGCGCACAACGAGTTCGGCGAGAAAGTCTGTGGCTGGAAGGCAGTGAACTAAATGCAGGAATACGCAGGCTACGCTTCGGCAATTGTAGCGGTCGTGATGTTCATCGCCAGCATCATCAACAATCGCAGCAAGGCGAATAACGACCGCGTTCAAAAGATCGAGACCGCGCTCGGGGACAAGGCGAATGCGATCGCGGTCTCGGCGCTAACGCTCAAGGTCGACACGGTCGAGGACCGGCTGGTGCGGATCGAATCCGACCTCAAGCATTTGCCGGACACCAAGGTCACGCACCGGATGGAGCTGGCGATCGAGTCGCTGCGCGCCGATGTGAAGGTTCTCGCCGCCAATCTGAAGCCGGTTTCCGCGATCGCGGAGCGGATGCAGGACGAAATGCTGGAACGGGGGCGAGGCGCATAATGTCTCTCGACCGCATCATTCGCGAGGAAGCCCGGCTGATCATTCTGCGCGAGCTCGCCGAGCAGCCCAACAACGCGCTCAACGACGCGCTGCTGCAGCGGACGCTGGAAACCTTCGGCATCGCACGCTCGCGCGAATGGGTGCGCGAGGAGCTGCGGCGGATGGAAGACCTCGGCGCCGTGACCCTGGTGCAGGCCGGGACGGTGTCCGTCGCTACCGCCACCACGAAGGGCCTCGACCATGTCGGCCGGCTGCTGATGATCGAGGGCATCAAGCGCCCGAGCCCGCGGGAGTAATCATTTGTCGAGGGAGCGGGCGAAGCGCGGGCGGCTGTCGTCGATCGACACCTTGCCGGAATGGGCGGACGAAGCCAAGGTCTGGGCATTCGAGCAGCTGAAGAAGCGCAAGCTGGCGCAGCTCGACATCCTAGAGAAGTTCAACGCCAGGCTCCGCGCCGCAGCCCTGCTGCAAGGCGTGACAGATCCGCCGCAGGTTTCCAAGTCGGCCTTCAACCGCACCGCGCTGCGGTTGGCGTTGCTCGGCCGCCGGCTGGAGGAGACGCGCGAGATCGCCGCCGTGCTGGCGCCCAAGCTCGACGAGGCCGGCGACTCCTCGCTCACCTTGCTGGTGTCCGAAACCATCAAGACCTTGATCTCCGAAATGCTCTCCAACGCCGGCGAGCTCAAGGCCGATGGCGACACGGCGGAAATGCTGATGATGACGGCGCGCGCCCTGATGGCAGCCGAGCAGTCGAAAAAGATCAGCGGCGAGACGCGCCGCAAGCTCGAAGGCGAGCTCGCAAGCAAGGCCAGCAAGGCGATCGACGCTGTGGCGAAGTCGGCCGGGCTCACAAAGGAAACGGTCGACGCCATCAAAGGCAAAATCCTGGGCGTGGAGCCGAAGGCAAAATGAACACCGCGCCCGTCACCGCGGCCGAGTGGGCGAGGCATCGCCGCGAAGCCATGTCGGAATTGCCGGCGGCGCTGCGCGCGTCGTCGCTGCCCGACGTGCTGCTGCCCTATCAAAAGGAACGGCTGCTCGCGACGGCGGCGCATCAGCTCGTCGTCGATGAAAAGTCGCGGCGCATCGGCGCAACCTGGGGCACTGGCGCCGACGCGGTGCTGACGTCGGCCGCCGCCAAGTCCGCCGGCGGGATGGACACGCTCTATCTCGGCTACAATCTCGACATGGCGCGCGAGTTCATCGACGTCTGCGCCATGTGGGCGAAGGCGTTCATGCCGGCCTGCTCAGCGGTCGAGGAATTTCTTTTCGCCGATCAGGACGACAAGGGCGCGGACCGCAGCATCGCCGCCTTCCGCATCACCTTCGCGTCCGGCTTCGAGATCGTGGCGCTGTCGTCGCGGCCGCGCTCGCTGCGCGGCCGGCAAGGCTTCGTGATCCTCGACGAGTTCGCCTTCCATGACAACGCGGCCGAGCTGCTGAAGGCGGCGATGGCGCTCTTGATCTGGGGCGGCAAGGTGCTGGTGATCTCCACGCACAACGGCGACGACAATCCGTTCAACGAGCTGATCAACGAAATCCGCTCGGGCAAGCGCAAGGGTCATGTCGTACGCTGCACCTTCGACGATGCGCTTGAGCAAGGGCTCTATCAGCGCATCTGCCTGGTGACCGGCAAGACCTGGTCGGCGGAGGCGGAAGCCGAGTGGCGCGCGGAGATCCACAGCTATTACGGCAGCGACGCCGCGGAGGAGCTCGACTGCGTCCCATCGCAAGGCTCTGGAGTCTATCTCACCAGCGCGGTGATCGAAGCCTGCATGACGGCGGAGACGAAGGTTTTCCGGCTGCGCTGCCCTGACGGCTTCGAGTTGCAATCCGACGAGGCGCGGCGTTCCTTCGTCGAGGCGTGGCTTGAAGAGCATTTGAAGCCGGTGGTGGATGCGCTCGACCAGCGCCTGCGCCACGGCTACGGTTTCGACTTCGGCCGATCTGGCGACCTGTCCGTGTTTCTGCCGCTCGCTGAGCAGCCGAACCTGTTGTTGCGCGCGCCCTTCATGCTGGAGCTGCGCAACGTTCCCTTCCGCCAGCAAGAGCAGGTGCTGTTCTGGATCGTCGATCGGCTGCCGCGCTTCTGCGCGGGCAAGCACGACGCGCGCGGCAACGGGCAGTTCCTGGCGGAATACGCGGTGCAGAGATATAGCGCGCTGCGCATCGAAGCGGTGATGCTCTCGCAGCCGTGGTATTTGGCGAACATGCCGGTGATGAAGGCGACGTTTGAGGACCGCACCATCCTGCTGCCGAAAGACGCCGACGTGAAGGCCGATTTCAGGCTGATCAAAATGGTGCGCGGTGTCCCGCTGATTCCCGACAACATGCACACCAAGGGCGTGGATGGGGGGCAGCGCCACGGCGACGCCGGCGTGGCGGGCGCGCTGGCCGTTGCCGCGATGAAGAGCGGGCTCGTCGAGTTCGCCTATCGCTCGGCCGCCACAGATGCCGACGCGCGGGACGGCCGGCTTCCCGACGACGATGATGATGACCGCCGCCGTGACGAATACCGCTCGCCGCTCGGCGCCGGATTGCGGGGCAGCTTATGAGACGCCTGCCGCCTCGCCTCCGCAAGGACGTCGAGCCGCGGCTCGATCCAGATCTGCGCAGCAACATGTTCACGGAACAATTGGAAGTGCGCCCGCGCAGGGATGCCCTGCGGCTGATCGAGCAGGAAGCCGCGCGGCGCTACACGACCGCCGCCATCCTCGCGTCCGTTCTCCTGGAGATCGTCGCGGCCAAGAACCTCTGCGGCGCGATCTTGGACCTGAGGCTTTCGCCGGCAAGGAAAGACGACCATGGCTGACAAACCGACCCTCTATGGTCCCGATGGCCAGCCGATCAGCCGTGCCGCGCTCACCACGGAAGTCGCGGGGCCGACCATCACCGGCGTGCGCTCTCCGATCACCGGTTATCCCGGTGACGGATTAAATCCGCGCCGCTTGGCTTCGTTGTTGCGCGAAGCCGACCAGGGCGAACCGTTGCGCTTCCTGGAGCTCGCCGAGCAGATCGAAGAGCGCGACATGCATTACGCGGGGGTGCTGGCGACGCGCAAGCGCTCGGTGTCGCAGCTGGAAGTCCAGGTCGACGCCGCGTCGGACGACAAGGAGGATGTGGAAAAAGCCGACATGGTGCGCGAGTGGCTGGCGCGTGACGAGCTGCAGGATGAAACCTTCGACATCCTCGACGCCATCGGCAAGGGCGTCAGCTTCACCGAGATTATCTGGGACACCTCGGAAGGCCAGTGGCGTCCAGCCCGGCTGGAATGGCGCGACCCGCGCTGGTTCCGCTTCAGCCGAACCGATGGCAAGACGCCGCTGTTGCGTGGCGACAATGGCGACACGCCGCTGCCGCCGTTCAAATTCATCTGCGCCGTGATCCGCGCCAAGTCCGGCCTGCCGATCCGCTCCGGCATCGCCCGGCTCGCCGCCTGGTCGTGGATGTTCAAAGCGTTTTCACTGCGGGATTGGGCGATCTTCACCCAGACTTTCGGCCAGCCGATCCGTGTCGGCAAATACGGGGCGGGCGCGACCGAGGCCGACAAGGACACCTTGTTCCGCGCCGTCGCCAACATCGCCGGCGACTGCGCGGCGATCGTGCCGGACTCGATGAACATCGAGTTCGTCCGCATCGAAGGCGTCACCGCGCATGGCGATCTCTACGAAAAGCGCTGCGACTGGCTCGATAAGCAGGTCTCGAAGGCGGTGCTCGGGCAGACCTCGACCACCGACGCGGAGATCGGCGGGCTCGGTTCCGGCGACACGCACCGCGAAGTGCAGGAGGACATCGAGCGGGCGGATGCCAAGGCGTTGTCCGCGATCATCAACCGCGACCTGGTGCGGCCGTGGATCGATCTGGAATACGGCCCGCAGAAAAAATATCCGCGCGCGCGCGTCGGGCGCGAGGAGGAAGAGGATATCGCGCAACTGATCAGCGGCGTGAAGGAGCTCGTCCCCTACGGGCTGCGCGTGCAGAAGAGCTGGATGAACGACAAGCTCGGCATTCCCGATCCGGACAAAGGCGCGGAGCTGCTGACCGCGCCGGCCGCGCCCGCGCTGTTCCCACGGCCGGAGCCGGCGTTGCAAGCACAGCGCCGGCGCGACGCGGTCGACGAGCTCGCCGCCGCGGCAGAGGTCGTGGTGCGGCCCGGCGCCGACGAGCTGATCAACGCCATTCAATCCGTGGTCGATGGCGCGAAGACTCTCGACGATGTGAAGTCCGGCCTGCTGGCGCTGAAGCCGAACATGCCGCTCGCCAAGCTCGCCGAGCTCATGCGCCAGGCGATGGTGATGGCGGAGCTCTCCGGCCGCGCGGACATTGCCAATGCCTGAGGTCACGCCGTTCGGCGTCGATCCGCTGGAGGCAATCGACTTCCTGCGCAACAAATTGCGCGTGCCGACCAAGACGTGGACCGACATCTGGCACGAAATGCACTCGGCCGCCTTCGTCGTCGCCGGCGCGCAGAGCGATGCGCTGATCAAGGATTTTCAGGAGGCCGTGGTGCGCGCCATCGCCGAGGGCCGCACGCTCGCGGACTTCCGCGGCGACTTCGACCGCATCGTGAGCGAGCACGGCTGGAGCTACAATGGATCTCCAGGTTGGCGCTCCAAGGTGATCTTTCAAACCAACTTGCGCACGGCCTATGCGGCTGGCCGCTGGGAGCAAATTCAGCGGGTGAAAGAGCAGCGGCCGTATCTGCGCTACGTGCACGTCGATCCGAATTTGGGCGACCCAGACAGTCGGCCGGAACACGCCGGCTGGCATGACACGGTGCTGCCGGCGGACGATCCGTGGTGGCTCACGCATTTTCCGCCGAATGGATGGGGTTGCCGCTGCAGCGTGCAGAGCCTTAACCAGCGCGACCTAACGCGCTATGGGCTCGCCGTCGCGGAAGCAGCGCCGCCGGTGGACATGGTCGAGCGCGTGATCAACACCGGGGAAGGCCAACGCAAGATCATGGTGCCGAAGGGCATCGATCCCGGTTTCGGCTACCGGCCGGGCGCGCCACCGGCGGAAGCCATCCTGGCCGCGCTTCGGCAGCGCGCGCAGGCTTAGAGGATTTTCGCCAGCAGCAGGCCACTGGCGATCATGAGGAGGCTGCAAATCCCCACGGCCTGACCGGCCCGCACCCGCCAGCGCTCGCTTTTCGGCAATGACCGCAGCCATTCTCGCTGCCGCAGCCGCTCCGCCTTGTCGTAAGCTTCCCCGCCGCGCCAGCCCATTTTTCAGCCCCGCTGAGAATCGCGCCCCAGGATGGCACGGGACCCCGGCCCGCCAGAATGGCCGCCGGAATCCTTTGAAAGCGAAATTGAAAGCCCTGTGCGCCCCACCGTGGCCATTCCCGGGCGGTGGATGACCCCCTGACAGGGTTTGCCCCTGGACCCGCGCCCTTGGCTACCAGTTTGGGTTGTAAAAGAGGTTTTTTGCGATGCCAAAATGTTTGGGTTTAGTTCGAGATATGTCCCTCGGCTTCCCTCCTTAAAGCGGCGCTTGGCCGGGCGGCGGCCAGACCAGCGGCGGTGGTTGCCGTAGCCCTGCCAGCTGGGCGAAGGGCGGATTCGGCGTGCACCGGCGGCACGATAGTGCCGGGATCAGGCTTTGCAGCGAAGCGGAGGGATGCCGGTCGATCTGGCGTAGATCGACCGTGCCGCATTGCAGGCAACCTGGACAATAGAAGTCGAGAAACGGAAAGCCGGCGATGACCGCGCCGCCGATCGTCGGATAGAACCACAATTCCCCGCCCGCGGCTTGCGCGTTCCAGATCGGGATGATGGGCCGCAGCTGCGCGGCGGCCCGGTCGATGACCGCCTGCCGCGCCGCTTCGCGGCGGCGCCGCCGCTCGGCGAGAAATTCGGCCTGTTTCCGGCGCGTGGGTGAGTGCGACATGGCCGGCAGTTTACCCGCGGCCACCTCAGGGGCCAATGCCCCGGACAGCTGTCCGGGTTACGACTCGGCGGGCTGACGGCGATTGTCGCCGCATGCCCGGGATTAAGGCAAGCGCAGCTTTAGCGGCGGTACAGGCGCTCAACGCGGAAGGCGGGGCGCCTGAATTTATCATGCTGCTGCCGCCGGGCCGCGTCGTGCAGACAGTCGATGGCCGCGGCCCCTATCACGTAGTCGATGCCGCGCAGCTCGCAACCGACAGTTTGCAGGCGGCGGGCGGCATGCTGCCAATTGACGAAAATCATTCCACCGATCTTGCCGCGCCGAAGGGCGAGCCGTCGCCGGCGCGCGGCTGGATCGTCGGGCTGGAGGCGCGCGCAACCGGACTGTTCGGCAAAGTCGAATGGACCGAGAGCGGGAAGCAGCTGCTCGCCGACCGCGCCTATCGCGGCATTTCGCCCGTCATTATGCACGCCAAAGATGGCCGCGTGCTCAGCATCCCACGCGCGTCGCTCACCAACACACCCAATCTGCGCGGCATGGCCGCGCTTCATGCAGAGGAAAACCAAATGGAAGAGCTGCTCAGCAAGCTTCGGTCGCTTCTAGGTCTCGATGCTGATTCAGATACCGACAAAATCTATCAGGCGGTCAGCGCGGTCGTGAGCGCCGCGACCGCCGAGAAAGCAAAGGCTGGTGCCGCGCTGCAGACCGCGCTGGCGCCGATCGCCCAGGCCGCCGGCCTGAACGACAACGCCGACCAGGCCGCGATCGTGGCGGCGGTGACGACGCTCGCCGCCGGCGACGCCAAGGATGTCGCGGCGCTGCAGGCCGAGATCGTCGACCTCGGCAAGCAGCTCGCAACGATCCAGAAGAACAGCGCGCAAGACAAGGCCACCGCTTTTGTTGACGGCGCGATCAAGGCCGGCCGCGTTGGCGTGAAGCCGCTGCGCGACCGCTACCTCGCAATGCATGCCGCTGACCCCGCCAACACCGAGGCGCTGATCAACGCCATGCCGATGGTCGGACCGAGCGGCGCGCAAATCACGCCGCCGGCGAAAGACAAGGACGGCAAGCTTGCGCTCAACGCCGAGCAGCTCCAAGCCGCGACGGTGCTCGGCGTCAAGCCGGAGGACTACGCCAAGACCTTGCAGGCGGAGGACGCCGCGGCCTGACGCGCCGTTGAGGAACAACCCCCGCGGCCTGAGGCCGCAATTTGGAGAGACGACATGGGTGCTCTGACTTCCGACCGGAATACGCCGCGCTCCGCGGGCGACGACAAAGTGATGGGCGTTGCCGCCGCCAAAAAGATTTTCGCCGGCGCGATCGTCCTGATGACCACTGCCGGCTTCGCGACGCCGGGCGCTACTGGCGTCAACCTGATCGGTGCGGGCATTGCCCAGCAGCAGGTCGACAATACCGCCGGCGCCAACGGCGATGTCACCGTGCGGGTGCGCGAAGGCATCTTCCGCGTCGGCAACTCGGCCGCCGGCGACGCCATCACCGTCGCCGACCGCGGCCGGATTTGCTACGCGGTCGACGATCAGACGGTCGCCAAGACCAGCGGCAGCAACACCCGCTCGGTAGCCGGCATCATTATCGATGTCGACGATCTTGGCGTCTACGTTCTCTTCTCGCCCGCCTCGCTTGCGGCCTACCAGGCCAACCGCCGTGTCTTCGTGCCGGTGCGCGTGACCACCCTGGTGGGCGCGAACGTTTACCGCCAGATCTCGATCCACGCCGGTCGCGTGGTGAAAATTTGGTCGGTGATCGAAGGCGTGCTCACCACCGGGGACGCTACGCTGACCGGCGCGATCAACGGCGCCGCCATCACCACCGGCGTCATTATCATCACCCAGGCGGGCTCGGCGGCCGGGGACAAGGACTCCTGCAACCCGACCGCCTTGAACATCGTCGCGCCGGGCGACGAGCTATCGCTCACGGTCGGCGGCACCAACGCCACCGCGTCCGCCGCCAACGCCATCTTCGAAATCGAGCGCGACTGATAACCGCGCCTTACAGAGAGAGAAGCGCTTCTCATGATCATCAATCGGACCAACCTCGATAATCTCCGCGTCGGCTTCAAGACGCACTTCCAGAACCAGCTGCAGGCGACGACCTCGCTCTATGCGCGTGTCGCCACGGTCGTGCCGTCGACCACCAAAGAAGAAAAATACGGCTGGCTCGGGAAGATGCCGGGCGTGCGCGAATGGATCGGACCGCGGGTCGTGCAGAACCTGATGGAGCACGACTACGCGATCAAGAACAAATCTTTCGAGAGCACGATCGGTGTCGATCGCGACGACATCGAAGACGACACGCTCGGTATCTACGCCCCACTGTTTCAGGCATTCGGCGAGTCGGTCGGTTACTGGCCGGACACCTTGGTGTGGGCGCTCCTGAAAACCGGCTTCACCACCGCGGGCTATGACGACCAGAACTTCTTCGACACCGACCATCCCGTGCTCAATGCCGCAGGCGCTCCGGTCACGGTGGCGAACACGGACGGCGGCGCGGGCACGTCCTGGTTCCTGCTGGATGTCGGCCGCGTTCTCAAGCCGCTTATCTGGCAGTTGCGCAAGAAGGGAGAGTTCGTTTCGCTCGATCGGCCCGATGACGACAACGTCTTCCGGCAGAAGGAATTCCAGTACGGCTGGGACGGCCGCGGCAACGCTGGCTTCGGCTTCTGGCAGATGGCCTGGGGCTCCAAGCAGACCCTCGACAAGGCGCACTACAAGACCGCGCGCGAGTCACTGATGAGCATGAAGGGCGATTACGGCGTGCCCCTCAACATCCAGCCCCGCTTGCTGGTCGTGCCGCCGACGCTGGAGGGCAACGCGCTTGAAATCCTCAATGCAGAACGCGACGCCGCCGGCGCCACCAACGTCTACAAGGGCACCGCCGAGTTGCTGGTCTGCCCCTGGCTCGCGTGAGGTGATCAGTGAGCAAAAAGCCAAAGCCCGACAAGGAAGCGCCTCAGCCGGAAACAGCTCCGGCGCTCACCGCCAATGCCGGTGCGGATAAGCCAGGCAGCGATATGACCGTGAGCGAAGCCAACGACGCGGGGGCGGCGGAATCTGCCGCCGCCCCCAACGCCCCGGCCACGGTCGACCTCGCAGATCCGTTGCCGCCCGGAATTCCGCCGGAAGCCCTGGCAAACGCATCGCTCGTGGTGCGGGCAAAGCCGGAGCGTGGCCGCTGGCGTGCGGGCCGCTTCTTCACGCGCGGCGTGGAGGCGGTCATTCCATTGAGCGAGCTCACCGACGACCAGGTCACCGCGATCAAGGGCGATCGCGAGCTCGTGGTGATCACGCGCGTGCCGACAGGACCTAAAGCGGCGGGGTAGCGCAGTCGGTAGAGCGTCGGACTCATAATCCGAAGGTCGCTGGTTCGAACCCAGCCCCCCGCAACCAAGACAAGCGATCCGGTTGCTCCGCATCCCCGGCGCGCGGAGTTCCGGTAAGCGGCGGCAAGCGCCGCACCCCGCCGCGGTGCCAGGAAGCCGCGGCGGGCTTTCAAAACGATGGCGAGTGGACATGGACGCAACGCGCAGCATCGGGGAGCGAGTCAAGGCGGCGATCGCCAAGACCTTGTGCATCGACGCCAAGAGCATCGACCCGAACGCGCTGTTGTTTGAAGACCTCGGGGCCGATGCGCTGGAGCGCATCGAGATCATCGTCGCGCTTGAAGAGGACTTCAACATCGACATCAACGACGACGCGATCGAGACCTTCGCCACGCCCGGCGACATCATCCGCTTTCTGGAGGCGCGCCGGTGAGCTACGCCACGCAAGCCCAGCTGGTCGAGCGCTACGGCCAGTCGATGCTGCTCGACCTCACCGACCGAGCCGAGCCGCCGGCCGGCGCGATCGATCCGGCCGTGGTCGACCGCGCGCTCGCCGATACCGATGCGCTGATCGACGGCTATTTGAAAGGTCGCTACGCGCTGCCGCTCGCCAGCACGCCGCCGCTGTTGCGCGACCTGGCGCTGTCCATCGCGGTCTACAAGCTCCACCGCAACGTCGCCTCGGAAAAAATCCGCCAGGATTACGAGGACGCGATGCGCAGCTTGCGCGAGATCGCTTCCGGCGCCGTCCGTCTCGACGTCGCCGGCACCGAGCCGGCCGGCAGCGGCGCGACCGGCGTGCGCACCAATGACCGGGAGCGGCCCTTCACCGAAGACAACCTGAAGGGCTTCGTCTGATGAGCGGCGTCCGCCTGGAGATCTCCGGCAAAGACGAGGCGCTGCGCGAGCTCGACGCGATCTTGTCGCGGGTGGAGCATCCGCGCGGCATGTTCGAAAATATCGGGCTGTCGCTGGTGACTTCGACGCAGCGCCGCTTCGAGGAAGGCCATGGACCGGACGGGTCGGCCTGGCCACCGTCACTGCGCGCACTGGCCGAAGGCGGCAAGACCTTGATCAAGACCGCGCGGCTGATGCAGTCGATCACTTTCGTCGCGTCCGACAGCGGCGTCGAAGTCGGCACCAACGTTCTCTATGCCGCCATTCACCAGCTCGGCGGGACGATCCAGAAAGCGGCGCGCAAGCAGACGATTTATTTCCGCAGCGACAAACGCACCGGCGAGCTCGGCACCAAGTTCGCAAGGAAGCGCAGCTCCAATTTTGCGCAAGACGTGAACGTCCCGGCCCATACCATCAAAATCCCGGCGCGGCCGTTCCTCGGCCTCGATGATGACGACGGCCGCGAGATCATCCGCATCGGCGAAGACTGGCTCGCCGGCGAGGCCCGGCCATGACCCTTGTCGAAACCGTGAAGACACAGATCTCGGCCCAGGTCGCCGCGCTCACCGGCGTGCTGGAGGAAGTGGCTGAACTCTCGGCGCTGGTGCAACAGAATGCGCTGCCGCAACGGCTGCCGGCGGGCTTCGTGATCCCGCTCGGCTGCGACGGCCGCGAGCCCGACGCTGCCGCTGGCCTTTATCGCCAGAGCTTCCGCGAAGTGATCGGCGTGGTCCTGGTGGCGGAATCCGCCGGCGACCCAAAGGCCAAGCGCGCCCTTGTCAAGATCGACACGCTGAAAGATGCGGTGATCGCCGCGCTCGCCGGCTGGGCGCCGGCCGAGGCGATCGGCGTCTTCGTTCTGCTGCGCGGCCGGCTGGTGTCGGTCGTGGCCGGCACGGTTTTCTATCAACTGGATTTCGCGCTCGATGATCAACTGAGGATCACACGATGACCAAAACACCGATGCCCAGCGAAGGCGGCAGCTACATCCGCGACAAGAGCGGCGCGCTCAAGCGTATCGAGGCGGAATACGAAGAGGGACAATTCGTGCCGACCCTCACCGAGCCCATGCCGCAGTCCGGCGAGAGCGGATCGCCAAAGCGCGCCGCGAAGGAGAAGTGACGCATGCCAAACTCGATCAAATGGAAATCCAAAGTCCTGCTGGCCAAGATCGAAGGCACCTATGGTGTTGATGCGACGCCGACCGGCGTCGCCAACGCCATCCTCGCCACCAATGTCGAGCTCACGCCGATGGATGGTGACGACGTTTCGCGCGACCTGGAGTTCCCCTATCCCGGCGCGCAGGCCACGATTCCGACCGCTTTGCGCACGGTGATTGCCTTCGACACCGAGATCGCCGGCAGCGGTACGGCCGGCGTGGCGCCGAAATGGGGACCGCTCGCGCGCGCCTGCGGCATGGCCGAGGTGACCGTCGCCGACACCTCGGTGACCTACAACCCGATCAGCGGCACGATGGAGAGCCTATCTTTCTACTTCTGGATCGGCTCGACCAGATACATTTTCAAAGGCGCGCGCGGCGGGGGCGTTGTCGGCCTCACCGCGCAGGGCGTGCCGCGCATCCGCTGGACCTTCATGGGACTGTTTACCCTGCCGGCCGAAGCGGCTCCCGCCACGCCCACGTTGGCCGGCTTCATCAAGCCCAAGCTGGTGACCCACGCCAACACCCCGTCCTTCACAGTCAACGGCGTGTCTCTGGTGATGCGCAGCTACAGCCTCAACCTCGGTTGCGACGTCCAGCCGCGGCTGCTGATCGGCCGGGAGGAAATCCTTATTGTGGATCGCGCGGAGACGCTCGACGTCGTCGTCGAAGCGACGCCGCTCACCACCATCGATCCCTTCGCGCTGGCCAATGCACAGACTTTGGTCCCCGTCACCATCGTGCACGGCACCGTGGCCGGCAACATCGCCACCATCGCCGCGCCCACGTGCCAGGTGAAGCGGCCGACCGGGCTGCAGAACAACCAGGGCGTCAAGGAGTGGCCGCTGAGCCTGACGCCTTTGCCGTCCGCGGCGGGCAACGATCAGTTTTCCATCGCGCTCACTTGAGTGCTTTTTTCAAAGGAGCCTGAAGCCGATGTTTAAAGTCCTGTCCGAACCCACCTTCACCCACTCGGTGGACGTGATGGTTCCGTCTGATGGCGGCTACCGCAAGGAGACGCTCAAGGCCACCTACAAAGTAATCGCGGCCTCATCCGTCGCAAATCACGATCTGAGCTCGCCGGAGGGCACGCTCGCATTCCTCCAGCAAGCGGTGGTGAAGCTAGACGACATCGCCGACGAAGCCGGCGCGCCGATCACCTATAGCGACGCCGTGCGCGACCAGGTGCTGGATCTGCCATATGCGCGGCGCGCGCTGATGGAAGGCTATCTCGCGGCGGTCACGAAAGCCAAAGCGGGAAACTGAAGTGGGCCGCGCGGTTCTGGGCGCGCGGCGGCCCGACGATCTCGCCCGGTGAAGATTCTGATGCGGAGCGCGACGCGCGCCGCTTTGGTTTCGATGACGCGTCGGTCGCCGCTATCCGCGAAATGCTGCAGCAGAGCGCCGAGGGGGACGAGGGGTTATGGCCGGAGCACGTCGCGATCGTCGAAGCGTTTTTCGCCGTCGACACGCAATGGCGTACCGCGCCGATCGGCGGCGGCATGGTGCCAACGCGCATTCGCTTTGTCGGCCTGGACTATGCCGGCGTGCGCGCGGGGCTCGATGCCTTGGGCATGACGGTCACGCCGGAGCTCTGGGCCGGCCTGCAGGTGATGGAACGGGCGGCGCGCGACGCGCTCAACGAGACTGACGCATGACGCTCCGGCTTTTCATCGAGATCGGCGCCAATGGCGAGGTCGCCGTCAAGGAGCTAAAAAGCACCGCGCGCGGCATCGACGATGTCGGCGGCGCGGCCGGCCGCACGCAAACCATCCTGAAAGGCTTGCAGGCGGAGCTCGACCGCGAGGTCGGGTCCCTCAACCGCCAGGCAAAGGCGACCGGGACCGTGGTCGACCAGCTGAAATTCGAGTCCGATCAGCTCAAGCGCAACAGCAAAGACCGCGAGGTGCATAACGCGCTGCGCGCCGCCGGCGTCTCGGCCTCCTCGGCCGAAGGCCAGGCGATCGCCAAGCTGGCCGCCGGCAATGTGGACCTGCGCGACAAGCAAGAGCGCGCGGCGCGCGGCGCGCTCACGCACAAAGCCGCGCTGCGCGATCTGGCCAACGCCGCCGCGCTTACCGGCGGCCCGCTCGGCGGCATGATCGCGCAGACCAACATGGTGCTGCAGGGCACGAACCGCATGGGCATCGGCCTGATCGCCGGCGTCGCCGTGCTTGGCTTGGTCGCGGCGGCCGCGCTGAAGGCCGCGACCGCCTATGCGCAGCTCGAAATGAACCAGGCGCGGGTGGGGAACGCGCTGCGGCTGACCGGCGGCGCTTCCGGCCAGACGCCGAAGAGCCTGGAAGGACTCACCGGCCAGCTCGGCGGTGCGGGCACGCAGAACCTGACAGACATCCGCGCCGCGCAAGTCGAGCTGCTGAAATTCCGCGACGTGTCCGGCCGGGTGTTTGCAGAGGCGCTGCGGCAATCGCAAGACCTCGCCAATACCGGCTTCACAGATCTCGCCCGCGGGGCGCAGGCCTTCGGCCGCGCGCTGACAAACCCGGTCGATGGGCTGGACGCGCTGCGCGAGGCCGGCCTCCGCATCGATCCGGTCCAGCAAAAGTTTCTTGAAAATCTTTTCCGCAGCGGCAAGCAGATCGAATTCCAGAATGCGCTGCTGAAGATCACGGCCGCGCAGCTCGGCGGCTCAACGGCCGATGCGGCGGACACCACCGCGGCGGCCTTCGGCCGTGTCGGCAACGCCGCCGAGCGTCTGTTTGAAACCGGCGGCAAAGGCGTCAATGAAACGACCGGCCTGAAGGACTTCTTCAGCAGCATCACGGGCTACATCAATTCCGCCGCCGACGCGTGGGAGCGCTACAACCGCAACCGCGCCGCCGGCCAGGGCGTGATCGAGGCGCGCAACAACGCGGTCGCCCCGCTTGGCCTGCCTTCCGGGCTGACTTTCCTCAGTCCCGCGGCCCCGGTGGCACGGGGGATTCCAGGCCCCAATCCCTACAGCGCCGGCGTCAACCAACTGATCGCCGGCCAGGGCCAGCCCCTCCAGCAGGATTTGTCCGGCTTCTACCCAGCGCCCGCGCGGCCCCAGGTCACGGTTTCCAATCCTTTGTCGCAGGCGCAGGCGGACGCGATCGCCAAGCAGAACATCGCGCTCGATCGGCAAGCGCAGCTCTACGGACTGAGCGAGGCGGCACAACAGAAGTTCATCGCGCGCGAGCAGGCGCTGATCTCCGCCACCGGCGGCGTCACCGAAGCGGAGAAGGCCGCCGGCGCCGCGATCGAAGCGCGCGTCAATGCCTCGCTGTCCGCACAATTCACCCGCGGCGCGGTCGAAGGCATCAAGCAGCAGACCGAAGCCGCGCGCATCGAAGCCGAGACCTTCGGCATGAGCGCCGGCAGCGCCGCCGCCTACCGCGCCGAGCAAGAGCAACTTGCGCGCGCCAAGGCCTCCGGCATCGCGCTGTCGCCGCAACAGCAGGCGGCGATCCGCGGCGAAGCGCAGGCCTTCGGCGAGGCCACCGCGGCGGTCGAGCGATACCGCAACGCCAAGATGGCGGCCGATGCCGTCAGCGGGCAGTTCACCGATGCCTTGTATGGCTGGGCGACCGGCGCGCAGACCGCGTCGCAGGCGATACTGCAGCTCTCCGGCAGCATCGGGAAGATGGTGTTGCAGGCAGCCTTGGCCGGGCAAGGTTCGTTCGCCGGTCTGTTCGGCACACAGGCCAGCGGCGGATTGTTTGGTGGGCTGCTGCAGGGACTGTTCGGCGGCAAAAGCCCGGTCTCGGGCGGTACAGGCCTTGGCTTCGGAAGGCTCTACGAAAAAGGCGGCTTCACCGGTGCGATCGACCGGCGCGCGATTGCCGGCGTGGTGCATGGCCACGAGTTCGTCGTCAATGCCGAAGCCACGGCAAAGCATTTCTCGCTGCTCAAAGCGATCAACGACAACCGGCTGCCCGGCTACAGCCAAGGCGGCTATGCCGGCCCGCTGTCCGCGCCGCCTTGGACGGAGCCCGCAACGTCGTCATCTTTCAACGATCGGCCTCGCGCCGGCGGCAACCAGGTCACTCACTTCCATATCCAAACGCCCAACCCGCGCGCCTTCGCCGAGGATCGTGTCACCATGATGCGCGGCGCGCGCCGCATGCTGGCTCGGGCGGGGAGATTTTCCTGATGCCCGACGTTTCCTTCATGGACGATGTGATCTTCCCGATCCACATTTCCTGGGGCTCGACCGGCGGCCCCGAGTGGCTGGTCAAAATTGTCGAAAAATCGTCCGGCCATGAAGAGCGCAACACGCCGTGGAGCGCGCCGCTGCGCAGCTATGACGCGCGCTACGGCGTGCGCACCCATGACGAGCTCTATGAAGTGCTTGAGCTTTATCATGTCGCGATGGGGCCGACGCGCGGCTTCCGGCTGATGGATTGGACCGACTATCGCTCCGGCCCGCCGCAACAGACGCCAGCGGCCACCGATCAGAAGCTTGGCACTGGCGATGGCGTGACGACGGTCTTTCCACTGGTCAAGCGCTACAAAGTCGCGGCCAACATATTCGACCGCCGCATCAGCAAGCCCTTCGGCACGACCCTGATCGCCGTCAACGGCGCGCCGATCGGTGCGGGCTTTACGGTCAACAACAATACCGGAAACGTGACCTTCGGCGCCGCGCCGGCAGTAGGCGCGGACCTGAAATGGGGCGGGCAGTTCCATGTGCCCGTGCGCTTCGACGGAAAGCTCGACCAGACGGCGATCCGCGGTCCGATCGGCGACATGCCCTCCATTCCGTTGAAGGAGCTGCGGCTGTGAAGACTTTGCCTGCCGGCCTGGCTGCGTCGCTTGCGTCCGGCGTCACGACCTTGTGCTACTGCTGGCGGCTGGAGCGCCGGGACGGACTCGTGCTCGGCTTCACCGACCATGACGCCGACCTGTCATTCGCTGGCGATCTTTACGAGGCGGCGAGCGGGTTCACCGCCTCGGCTTTCGCAGCCACCGCAGGGTTGGCGGTCGACACCATCGACGCCATGGGTGCTCTATCGAACGATTCACTGACCGAGGAGGATCTGGCGAACGGACTGTGGGATGACGCCACCGTAAAGATTTTCCTCGTCGATTGGTCCGCCCCGGCAAACCGGCTGTTGCTGTGTAAATCGTCAGTCGGCGAAGTGACGCGCGGCGTGCTCGCGTTTCGCGCCGAGCTGCGGGCGATGGCGCATAGGCTCAATCAAGAGGTCGGGCGGGTCTATTCGCGGCCCTGCGATGCGGTGCTTGGCGATGCCCGCTGCACGGTCAATCTCAACCTTGCAGCGTTCAAAGGCGACGGCACGGTCACGGCCTCCAGCGACAACCTTTTGCTGACGGCTTCCGGCCTCGGCGCATTTGCGGCCGGCTGGTTCACCGGCGGCCGGCTGGAATGGACCGGCGGCGATAACGCCGGCGCGCGGACCGAAGTGTCCCTGCATCGCAAGACCGATGGCACGGTCACATTGGCGCTGGTGGAAAAGGCGGTGCAGCCGGTCGCCTTTGGCGACGCGTTCACCGTGCGCGCGGGCTGCGACAAAGCCCTCGAAACCTGCCGGGTGAAGTTCGACAACGTCGAGAACCACCGCGGCTTTCCAACCATTCCAGGCGATGACTTCGCGCTGAGCTATGCCGCTCCAGGCGACGGGAAACATGATGGCGGATCGTTCTTCAACTGAGCTTGACGCGGCCGGCCGCCATCGCGCGCGCATCGTTGAAGGAGCGCGCGCATGGATCGGCACGCCTTATCACCATCAAGCGTCCTGCAGAGGCGCGGGCTGCGATTGCCTTGGCTTGCTGCGGGGTGTCTGGCGCGACCTGATCGGACCGGAGCCGGAGCCGTTGCCGGCCTACAGCGCCGATTGGGGTGACATCACAGGCGAAGAGACGCTGCTCGCGGTCTGCCGGAAGCATCTGCTGGAGGTCGCGCCCAGCGACATGCAGCCGGCCGACGTCCTGGTCTTTCGAGTGCGGCGCGGGCGCATCGCCAAGCATTGCGGCGTCCTGGCGACAGCCAGCACGTTCATCCATGCGATCGAAAGCGCGCCGGTCGCAGAGGTCCCTTTGGGTGAGTGGTGGCGGGCGCGCATCGTCGCCGCGTTCAGCTTTCCGATGGAGGCGATGTAATGGCGACGTTGCTGCTCGGACTTGGCGGCGCGGCGCTGGGCGGGACCGGCCTCGTCGGCATCGGCGGCCTGACCTGGGGCGGTCTATTCGGAACCGTGGGCGTTTTCGCCGGCGGTGTGGTGGACCAGGCGTTGTTCGGCACGCATACGCAAACACAGCAGGAAGGCCCCCGGCTCGGCTCGGTCGACATCACGGCAGCGACGGAGGGCGCCGGCATCAGCCGATTGCAAGGCCGGTCGGTGCTTGGCGGGGAGATCATCTGGGCGACGCGCTTCAAGGAAGAGGTCAGCAAAAAAACCCAGACTGCGGGCGGCAAGGGCGGCGGCTCCACCGTCTCCACGACGACGACGACGTACAAATATTTTGCCAATTTTGCGATCGGCCTTTGCGAAGGCCCGATCACCCGCGTCGGCCGCATCTGGGCCGATGGCAAGGAGCTCGACCAGCACAGCGTGACGATGCGCGTCTACCGGGGCACCGAAACGCAGGAAGCCGACAGCTTGATCGCCGCAAAAGAGGGCCTCGCCAATACGCCGGCATATCGCGGGCTGGCTTACATCGTTTTCGAATTGATGCCGGTCACCAAATACGGCAACCGAATCCCGCAGATCAAGGTGGAAGTGTTCCGCGCCGTTGGCGATCTGGAGCCGCTGGTCGAAGGCGTCTGTGTCATCCCCGGATCGACCGAGTTCGGCTACGACCCGGAGACGATCCTGCGCACTGGCAAGCAGGAAGGCGACACCTTCGTCGCTACCGAGAAAGGCACCGTGGCGGACAATCGAACGACGCTGATCGAGAAGAGCGACTGGCAGGCTTCGATCGGCATGCTCAAGCAGCTCGCGCCGAACTGCGGGGTGGTCAACCTGGTGGTGGCCTGGTTCGGCAGCGACCTGCGCTGCGCCGAGTGCGAAATCCGGCCGAAGGTTGAGACCCGCGAGAAGAGCACCTGGAAGGGCGCCGACAAATTCAATTGGTCGGTCGCCGGCGTTGCCCGCGGCGATGCGCAAGAGGTGTCGCTGGTGGACGGCCGCGCCGCCTATGGCGGATCGCCCAACGACGAGAGCGTGATCGCCGCCATCCAGGATTTAAAGGATCGCGGCTTTGCCGTGATCCTTTCGCCTTTCATCATGATGGACATCGCTGCGGAAAACACCCTGCCGAATCCTTATTCCAACGCGGCGGCTGTCGCTGGGCAAGCCGTGTATCCCTGGCGCGGCCGCATCACCTGCTCGCCGGCGGCCGGCTTTGCCGGGACCGTCGACAAGACCGCGGCGGCGGCGGCGCAGCTCAACACATTTCTGACCCGTACCTGGGGCTACCGCAATTTCATCTTGCATTATGCCACGCTCGCTGCGGCGGCCGGCGGTGTCGACGGCTTCGTGATCGGGTCGGAAATGATCGGCCTCACGACATTGCGCAGCGCGGCCGCGACCTATCCCTTTGTAACGGCATTGAAGACGCTGGCTGCGGACGTGCGCGCGATCGTCGGGGCGGGAACCAAGCTCGGCTATGCGGCGGACTGGTCGGAATATCACTCGCACCGGCCGAACGATGGCACCAGCGACGTGTTTTTTAACCTCGATCCGCTGTGGTCGGACGCGAATATCGACTTCATCGGCCTCGACAACTATTTGCCGCTGGCGGACTGGCGCGACGGCAAGCAGCACCTCGACTATGCCGAGGCCGGTCCCACCACGATTTACGATCCCGATTATCTCGCCGGCAATATCGAGAGCGGTGAGCATTTCGATTGGTACTATGCGAGCGCGGCCGCCAGCGCCGCCCAGACCCGGACGCCGATCGCCGACGCCGCGCATGCCGAGCATTGGGTCTTCCGCAACAAGGACATTCGCGGCTGGTGGTCGAATGCGCACCGCAACCGGCCGGGCGGCGTGCGCAACATCGCGTCGACGGACTGGGTCCCGCAGTCGAAGCCTATCTGGTTCACGGAATTGGGTTGCCCCGCCGTCGACAAAGGAGCCAACCAGCCGAACGTCTTTTTCGATCCGAAGTCGAGCGAAAGCATATTGCCGTATTTCAGCACGGGCGCGCGCGACGACGCGATGCAGCGCGCCTCGCTGCAGGCCACGCTGAACTACTGGAACGACCCGGGCAACAATCCGATGTCGGGCGTATTTGCCGGCCGCATGATCAACACGGCACGCATCTGCATCTGGGCATGGGACTCCAGGATGAGCCCCGGCTTTCCCGAGGACACCAAATCCTGGCCCGATGGCGACAATTGGGAGCTCGGGCACTGGATTTCCGGACGGCTTGGCGCCGCGCCGGCGAGCGAAACCGTGCGCGATATCTTCGAGCGCGCAAATTTTACCGACTATGACATCCGGCCGATCGGCAGCGTCGTTGACGCTGTGCTGGCCCGCGGCCTCACGTCACCGCGTGCGATGCTCGACGGCTTAAGCGCCGTCCACTGCATGCAGGCAATCGAAAGCGGCGACGTGGTCCGGGTCGAGCCTCAGCTTGGCGCGCCCAGCCGGGCCACGGTGCTGATCGACGATCTGGTCAATGACGGCGACAACGAGCCGTTCCAGCGTACCCGCGCGCAAGAGACCGATCTGCCGGCGGTCATCAACATTTCATATGGCGAGCCGGCCGCCGACGATAAGCCGGGAGCGGTGCGGGCCATCCGGCAGAATACCACCAGCATAAAAACACTTCAGGTGTCGTTGCCCTGCGTGATGCCGGACGGCAAGGCACAGGCCACCGCCGACATCATGCTGCGCGACGCCTGGCGCGGCCGCGAAACCCTGGAGTGCGGGCTTCCGCCTTCGCGGACGGAGCTTGAACCCGGCGACGTCTTCGCGCTCGCCGAGGAAACCGAGACTTATCGCTTGCTGGAGATCAGCGACGATGCCTACCGCCGCTGCCGGGCGGTCCGCTGCGACACCGATCAGGTAATCCCGGGTCACCGCAAACGCCGGCGCGCGTCGTCGCCCACCTACAGCGTCGGACCTGCCGAGTTTGTCTTCATGGACGGTCCGTTGCTTCGCGACCAGGACGATCCGAATGCCGCGTATATCGCGGCCTATGCGGCCCCGTGGAGAAGCGGCGTTGCTTTTTGGCGTTCGCCGGACACCGCCGGATTCGAGCTCGACAGCACGATGACCAGTCCGTGTCAGATCGGCGAGCTCGCCTTTGCGTTTTATCCCGGCCCGCTCTGGCGCTGGGACAATCTCAGCGAGCTTTGGGTTGACCTGCGAAGCGGCCAATTGTCGTCGGTCTCGGACCTGGCGGTGCTCAATGGTGCCAACGCGATCGCCGTGGAGAACGCCGACGGCGAGTGGGAGGTGGTGCAATACGTCAACGCCGAGCTGATCGCCGAGCGCCGCTACAAACTCACCCGGTTATTGCGCGGCCAGCGGGGCAGCGAACACGCCATGCGCAACCCGGTGGCCGCGAAGGCCCGCGTCCTGGTGCTCAACGAGGAGCTGCAGCAAACCGGTCTGCGGCCGGAGGATCGCGGCCTGCCGATCAATTGGCGGGTCGGGCCGGCCGAATTGGAGGTGACCAATAGTTTTTTCCAGCAGCGCACGGTGACGATCGAGGCCAAGGCGCTGCGGCCGTACAGTCCGGTGCACCTCAGCGCCGTCTTTCAGGCCGATGCCGATATCAAGCTGCAATGGACACGCCGCACGCGGATCGGGGGCGATTCCTGGGCGCAGTCGAAGGTTCCGCTGGGCGAGGAGTCGGAAGAATACGAAGTGGAGATTTTAAACGCCGCCGGGACCACGGTGAAGCGCACGATAAGCGGCCTCATCACGCCCTCCTATTTGTATCCATCGGCAACGCAAGTCACCGACTTCGGGGCGGCGCAGACCAGCATCCGCTACCGGGTCTACCAGATCAGCACCGTCTTCGGCCGCGGCATCGCCGGCGAGGCATCCTTGAGTTCATCACCGTGATCGAAGCCGACAGGAGCAACTTTTAATGTCTAACACCGTCAATCTCGGCCTGCCGATCATGGCAGCGGGGCAAGCGCAAAAGCATGTGACGCACAACGAGGCGCTACGCGTTCTCGACTCGCTGGTGCAGCTCGCGGTGGTCGAGCGCGACCGCAGCGCGCCGCCCGGCGCGCCGGCCGAGGGCGAGCGCTGGATCGTCGCCGCGGGGCCAACGGGCGCCTGGGCGGGTCACGCCAAGCACATCGCCGCCTGGCAAGACGGGGCGTGGCAATTTATGGTCCCGAAGGTCGGCTGGGTGGCCTTTGTAATCGAGGAAGGATTGCTGCTGACCTGGAACGGCGCGAACTGGGTCGATTTCCTGTCGGTGCTGACCACGTTGCAGAACATCCTGCTGCTCGGCGTCGGCACAACGGCGGACGCCACCAATCCTTTCAGCGCCAAGCTCAACAATGCGCTGTGGACGGCCAAGACCGTCGCCGAAGGCGGCGATGGGCATCTGCGCTACAAGCTCAGCAAGGAAAGCGCCGCGAAGACCGCGTCGTTTCTGTTTCAAACGAATTTTTCCGGACGCGCCGAGGTCGGCCTGATCGGCGACGACAACTTGACGTTCAAGGTCTCGCCCGATGGCAGCAGCTGGAAAGACGCGCTGATCATCGACAAGACGACAGGCCTACTCACCACGCTCGGGCAGATCAAATTTCCGGCGACGCAGAACGCCTCCGCTGATGCGAACACGCTCGACGACTACGAGGAGGGAACATTCATCCCGACCTTCACGGCGTCCACCACACCGCCGACGGGTGTGACCTATGGGGGCCAGCTTGGCCAATATACCAAGATCGGAAACTTAGTGACTGTTTCGGCCTCGATCGACTTAACCTCCAAGGGTACCGGGGGAGTCGGAAGACCGGAAATAGGCGGCTTACCCTTTACGGTCGGCGGAGCCAGCAACAGCCGGCCCGGCGCTGCCATGTTTTGGATTCTCTACACGTTTAGTGCCGGCAATACGATGCTCTACGGATTCCCCTCGGGCGCCACCACCAAGATCACGATGTATGAGTGCGGAAACAACACGACTTGGACAGATGGGGCTTGGGCCAACGTGAACAACTCCTCGACATTCAGATTCTACGGGTCCTACTTCGTCTAAAAAGGAAACTAGATCATGAGCAATATTGAGCGGCGGACAATCATCAATCGGACTGAGTTCGAGCGGGACGGCAAGATATTCTTGGTGTTGCTGAAGCAACGCCTTGACGGTGAAGAAGTGGTGCGTTCAGAAATTTTACGCATTGATTTTGAGCCCGGCGCCGATCTGGAGGCGGCCATTCTCGTCGTGCAGGACCATCTGAAAAAGACTGGTGAGGCTGAAGTCGAAGCGAGCGAATGGGACCGGGCCCGGCGCCTCGTCGCATCGGAACACACCCCGGAATGCATCGCGGCCTTCATGGCCAAGCAGGCGCTCGCCGCTGAGCGAATGGAGCCCGAAGTCAGAATAGAAAGCTGCGAAGCAAGCACAGAATCAGGAGCCGATCGCCCCGCCGTTTGAGAGTGGCGGGGGCCGCAGCGCGCTAACGCTGCGAACCGCGGGCCAGGTTGACGCCAGACCCGCACGACGAAGAAGACCGTTCTCGCCGTCCCGCCGCCGCTGCACAGAGCCTCTGCACAGCATCGGAAGCGTGAGGCGAGTCGGGAGCCCAAGAGTAGATGCGTAACGGAGTTGCCTACAGGAACGTTGAGCCGGTCTCCCCCGCGGCTGGTTACATCGGGGGGAAGAAACAGCTGGCGCGGGCCATCATCGCATGCATCGAGCGCATTCCGCACGAGACCTACGCCGAACCTTTCGTCGGCATGGGCGGGGTGTTCTTTCGCCGCCGGCGCGCGCCAATATCGGAGGTGATCAACGATCGCTCCGGCGACGTGGCGACGTTCTTTCGTATCCTGCAGCGGCATTATGTGCCGTTCAGGGAAATGCTGCGCTTCCAGCTCACCTCGCGGCGCGAATTCGAGCGCCTGGCGCAGACCGAGCCCACGACGCTCACCGATCTGGAGCGCGCCGCGCGGTTTCTCTATCTCCAGCGCACGGCCTTCGGCGGCAAGGTGGCCGGCCGGAATTTTGGGGTGAGCCCTGGCTTGGGCGGCCGGTTCGACGTAACCAAGCTTGGGCCGATGCTGGAGGAGCTGCACGAGCGGCTCGCCGGCGTCGTGGTCGAGTGCTTGCCCTGGGCCGACTTCATCGCCCGCTACGACCGGCCGGGGACGCTGTTCTACCTCGACCCGCCTTATTGGGGGAGCGAGCGGGACTATGGCACGGGGCTGTTCCAGCGCGAGGAATACGCCGAGCTGGCGAGCGTTTTAAGACGGCTTCAAGGCCGCTTCATCCTGTCCCTGAACGACGTGCCGGCGATCCGGGAAACCTTCGCCGGCTTCAAGCTCCGGCCAGTGCGGTTGACCTATACGGTCATGAAGGGCAGGCGGCAGCCAGCGCGCGAGCTGGTGATCACGGCACGCTGAGTTTCACGGTGTACCAACTGGTATACAGCCATTGGCCTTGGTAAGCCGATTCCAGCGCCACAGAGGGATGCAAGGGAGGCCGCCCGTGACCGTAACTGAGCTGATCGAAGCCTTGCGAATATTGCCCGACCAGAATGCGTTGGTGGCCACATCGATTCCAAAAACGGACGCGCTCCAGCCGGCCGGCAAGTTGCTGGTAGTCCCCGTCAGGACCGGGAAAGGCGTCTTCTATCCGGTAGGTTTTACCGGCGGCGAGGCTGACCGCACTGTTGTCCAAATCACCTAAGTCGAGGGGGTGACATTCGAAGTTGCGCGGAGTGCCATTCGATTTTGCGCGCTACAGCTGGACGGGTACGGGCGAGGGGAGGCGAAAGCCACCCCGCTAGGGAGGTGAAGAGCCTCCGCCCAGTGGCCGGAAGAACGGCCCCCGAAGCCCAAAATCACCGCG